CTCTACTATTTGTGTGAGAGGTAAAGGAACTCCCATCAAGGGATTCGGTGGCGTTGCATCCGGTCCAGAAGAACTTTGCTGGGGTATTGAACAAATCTCCAAACTACTCAATGAACGTGCTGGTAAAAAAGCAAGACCAATCGATTGCTTGGATATTATGAATATCATTGGGTATATTGTTGTTGCTGGAAACGTTCGTCGTTCCGCACAAATTGCAATCGGTGATATGGATGATTTGCAGTATCTAAATGCAAAGCGTTGGGATTTAGGGAACATTCCAAACTGGAGAGCAATGTCTAACAATTCAATTGTTTGTAATGATATGAATCTCCTACCCGAACAATTCTGGAACGGTTACGAAGGTAATGGTGAACCTTATGGGTTAATCAATCTTGGTTTAGCTAGGACCGTTGGGAGAACCGGAGACACCTCCCGCCCTGATCCAGAAGTAATTGGATTCAATCCATGCGCAGAACAATCTCTAGCGGATAAAGAAACTTGCTGTTTGGCTGAGATTTTCCTTCCAAACATTGAAACAAAAGAGGAATTGCTAGAAGTAGCGACATACCTGTACCGTATCAATAAGCATTCATTAGCTTTGGACTGTCACCACGAAGAAACAGCCAAGATTGTTCACAAGAACATGAGAATGGGTATTGGTGTCACGGGCTACCTACAAGCAACGAAAGAGCAGAGATCCTGGTTGAGAGAAACCTACTCAAAGATCCGAGAATTCGATGCAGCATACAGCAAGGCGCACGGGTTCCCTGAATCAGTAAAACTCACGACAGTTAAACCTAGTGGTACATTGTCTCTATTGGCAGGTACAACACCAGGAGCACACCCAGGTTACTCTAGATATCACATCAGAAGAATTAGGATGGCGTCTTCATCCCCACTTGTCCAGGTGTGTAGACAACATGGTTATGATGTAGAGTTTCAAAAAAACTTCGACGGCACCAATGATAATAACACTGTTGTTGTTTCCTTCCCATGCTCGTTCCCAGAACAGACGGTTTTGGCACATGATGTGAGTGCGCTTGACCAATTGGAAGTGGTGAAAGAACTACAAGCCAATTGGAGTGATAACTCAGTTAGTTGTACCGTTTATTACCGGAAAGAAGAACTCCCACAAATAAAACAGTGGCTAAAAGAAAATTATAACAATAATCTTAAAACCGTTAGCTTTCTTCTCCACAACGAACATGGATTTAAACAAGCTCCGCTTGAAGAAATCACAAAGTCTCAGTACGATGAGATGGTATCTAGAACAAAACCAATTACATCCTGCGAAATCAAAGAAGAAGATATTCAAGACTCATTTGAGTGCGTCGGCGGCGTCTGTCCTGTAAAGTGAGAAAGGTATTAATATGAATAAAGTAGATAGATATAAAAAAATGTTTGCTGTTTCGGGGGAAAACGAAAATATGGAAGTATCGGCAGACGGTAAGGTACATGTACCAGTATGGCTGATGATGCTAGTTTTACACTCATCTGGGCTAAGATCTAAAAAAAAGAGATTAGTTAAAAAAAGATTAAAAAGAGAAGTAACTAAATTAATTCAAAATTATGTAGAAAATGAATGACGATGACGAGTTCTGGTGGGTAAATGCTCAAGCAGAAGATCTTGATGACAACAAAGTATGTTCCCACCAATGGGTTGAGTATTTAGGATTTACCGAACATTATTGGTTTTGTAAAAAATGCGATAAAAAATCAAGGGAGAAACCCGAAGATGATGATAATCCTTACTTGCCCTGGTGGGCAAAAGGTTAGGTTTAATGCAGAGAAAGTTGTCCATTATACCAATGAGACGATAACTCTACCTCAAAACGAAGTAGTGACGGGAACAAAAATTACCCTAAGCACTAAAGACGACGATTATTTTTTTGTAATAGAACCCCCAGAAGAAATAGATGAAATGCTTAGAACTAATTTTGTAACAGTTTATGAGAAAAAATGATAATAGATTTAAATCACTACAACAACATAAGACCGACTGTTAAAAATGTTGCTTTGAATAATTCATCAAAATCTCATAAAGAGATCATATCTCTAATTGCAATAGCGTCTTATGCTCCCGCTATTGTATCTTGTTACTATTACATAGAACACCTGGGACACAGCCCCAAAGAAGTCCAACAACAAATAGATAAATTAATATCATTTTATAGATACACAAAAATAATTTCAATTAAGGATCAAGCAGATGTTTGAAGTTAGACTAGCAGCAACTGTTTTTTCTAGCCTACTAGCAATAGCCTTAATAGGTTCTAACTTCCCAGGAAACGTATTCCTAGAGGTACAGAACTTACCGATATTTTTCCTAGTAATGGCAAGTACCTTAATAAGTGCTTCTATTTTATTTGGAATAAAAAATGCTTTGGTTTTTTCCATAACAACAACATTACTCTCAACTAGTCTTTATTTTTTATTCATGGGTTGTGCGAATATGTTTATTCATGGGGAAAATCCCATTGAGTACTTGATATTGGTTCCATTTGCGATTATAATCTTTTGGAAAGAATTCACAATATCTACACTCACAATGAGTGCTCTAGAATTTTTACTGGGTAAACTTCAAAATGAAAGATCAAGTAAATCATCCTAGTCATTATAATACGGGCAAAATAGAAGTTATCGATGCGATTGAAGATTGGCATCTTGGATTCCATTTAGGTAATGTTGTGAAATATATTGCTAGAGCAGGTAAAAAAGATCCTCTCAAAAGAAAAGAAGATCTTAGTAAGGCACTTTGGTATTTAAAACGGGAGTTAGAACGTGAGTAAAGTTAAAAAGCCTAAATCGCTATTTAAAGCAAATAGTGCAACACATGGTCTTTACTTAGAGTCGAATGGATCACTTACTTGTGAATGTGATATTCTTACGACTTATGCCAGGACACCAAACGAACTAGAGAGGTTAGCAAAATGGTTAACAAAAGCCGCCCAATACACAAGACAAAAACAGCAGAAAAAATCACCAAAGTTACGTTCATCTTAATCTCTATACTCACGCTACTATTATCTAATTCTGGTTGTATGACGTTAAGATTTGGTTTACCTAAGCATCCCGATCACTTATATCCTCTTATTAGAGATTTCTAATGCATAAAAAAATAGATATGGCGTGGGGTAGCCCAAGCTTTTTAGCCCCTTATTGGAATAAAGTTCAAATTAAAACTGATCACATAAAAAGAACCAAAAATTACGAGTTCGGCTCCAGAAGACCGCTGAAGAGATTAATCAAAAAGCTACATAAAAAAGCAAACAACGTAGATTTAACTAACAAACACATTGTAGTTGGCGCAGGGGCGTCTCAGATAATCTTCGGTCTACTTTGCGTTTTAAGAGATGTTAACTTTTATGAAAAAGTAACAGCGACTGCACCACACTTTTCAAGATTCCCCCTACTTGCAGATGCCGCAAAACTCGAATGGCGGAGAGATGCCGTTTATAACACAATTCAAATTGTAACCAATCCCAATAATCCTGACTCAACAATAAGCGATTATTCATCTTGCCAAATCTTAGACCTTTGTTACAACTGGCCTCAGTATAAAGAGGTAGTTAAATACAATCATTCAATTATGGTTTTCTCTTTTAGCAAGGCCTTAGGGCTCGCTAACACGAGAATAGGTTGGGCTGTCATAAAAGATAAGATCATAGCCAAAAAACTAGAACAATGGATAGAGATCACAACAGGTGGTCTTTCTATTGATGCACAAATAAAAGCAGAAGCAACATTGAGATATGAGACCCACCCCTTCAGACACCAGAATAGCGCGTTCACTTATGGTCAAGAAATAATGAAGGAAAGATGGGAAAAAATAAATTCCAACAAAGATAAATTTCCTTTTGAAATTTTAAACAGAGATGGTATGTTTTTATGGGCAAAGGGAAATTGCCCAAAGCAGATAACATTTTTAAATGGTGAATCATTGGGTTCTTCTAAAGACAATTTCCGTTTAAATGTTGGATGTTCGAATAAACACTTCAAACTATTTTTAAAACTTTTCAATATTGATTAGGTAGTGGTAAAATCAATGAACTAATGGTACGCCCATAGAGACGATCCCACACCGAGGGGCTTTGAGCGTTTACCCTGTTGGAAAAAACAAACGCCACTATAAAAAAATGAGCGTATATTTTGAGAACAATGAAAACTTCAACAAGATTGAAGCGGCAATACCACCCGCTAGACTGCTGGTGATTAACCAAATATTACCAGAATATACCTACATCTACGAAGTCGAGTACACCGGAAAAACCTCAATACTATACGAGGGATCCGACTACTGGGTACAAAAGCATATAGATTATAATTACACCGAACTGAGATTTGTTGCTGGACTAGAAGGCACTAAAATTAAAATTTATTACGAGGTAAAGGGCCAGTACGGTTGTAAGCACGAATATAAAATGTACTTCGGTTTCACTGAAATGTACGAGTATTGCGTAAAATGTGACGATAAAAAGGAATAAAAATGGAAGATTTAGATTTACTCGAAAGAGCATTTTACGAACTAAGATCGGATCTAGAAAAGATTGAAGAGACTGCTAAAGAAGAAGAAAAGCAATACGCTCTTGGTAGATTACACGGCATCACACTCGCCTTAGTTATTGTGGATGCTTTCATCAAAGAAGAAAAACAAAAAAGACTTCTTATAACTTATAAAGGATTAGATGGATGAAGCCGCGTAAATATAAACTATTTAAGCATCCTAAATATAAGCTAAATCTAAGTAAGTCACTTTTAAAATATTTAAATGAAATTAGAAGAAAACATAAAGTTCGTGTCTGTGGGGGTCCGTATGAAGATTTTGACATCAGGGATCTTCTAACAGAAGATGAGCTAGACTATTTTTCGGGATGTCATTTTGTTTCTAAAGGTAGACACCATATATTTATCAATCCAGTGCAATCTATCAAGGTAGGTCATGACCTGGTTGTTCTACACGAAATTGGACATATGCTTTTACACGGAAACCATTTCCACCACCAAGAAGAATCATTTGCAAATGGATTTGCTTTCGCTATGGCTAAATCTTTAGGATTAAAGATAGTTAAATCTATGCGTGACAAGCTCGTGGTGTATTCAGAGCTACACCTTAAGGCAAACAAAAAACACAGGTATCGTAAAAGACCTGAGGTTATTCTAAATAACTACACTTTCAAATAAAGTATAAAATTATGAAGAACAAACTTTCACACAGTGCATCTAACCAATTTATGGATTGTCCAACAAAATGGAAGTATCACTATGTGGATCGCCTACGTTCTAAAACCCAACATGCCGCACTCGCGTTTGGATCAGCAGTAGACGCAGCTGTAACTTCACTTATTAAAAATTCTGAAAAAAAACCAGAGGACGTGTTCTCTTATTTCTGGAGGTTTCAGGACATCAACGGTAAACAGACATATCTACCAACAGCAACAAATATCGTCTATGCAAATTCCGACTACGATGAAGAACTGTTATTGGCCGAAGACTTGGACAAAATACGCGAAGAATTTAAGATCGAGAATCCTTTAGCAGAGGTGCAAAAGGTTTACGATGAAAAGGAATACGCCGGATTTGATGGATTACCTGAGCACAGAAAAAAACTTTTAAATTACGCTAATTGGTTATCACTCTATCGTAAGGGCTTACTCATGATAGAAGCCGTGCGTAATAAAGTGTTACCTAAAATTAAGAAAATGCATGGCGCACAGGTTTACTGTAAACTTGAGAATGAAGTAGGTGACATGATTGTTGGCTATGCCGACATGGTAGCTGAATGGGAAGGTCACGATGAACCTATTATTTTTGATTTCAAAACCTCTGCAAAAGATTATGCGACTGATTCAGTACTTACTTCACCACAGCTAACCCTTTATGTTCACTGTCTTAGTGATCAATTTAAAGACACAAGAAAAGCTGGGTATATTGTCTTAAATAAGAACGTAAGAAAGAACCGCACCAAAACCTGCAAGAAATGTAATTACGCAAACGAAGGAACTAATCACAAAACTTGTAATAACACAACAGATGGTATAAGATGTAACGGTGAGTGGGATTTTAGCTTAGACCCAGAGATTTTTGTACAAATCGTAATCGATAAGATACCAGAGAAAACAGAAGAGATTGTACTAGAGAACTTCGATTATATAAACACGGCTATTAAAAACGGTGTCTATCACCGTAATTTCTCGAGCTGCGTAAGAACTTTCGGTAAGTGCGTCTATTATAATCTTTGCTACAAAGACTCAATGGACGGGTTAGAAAAACTGAATAAGTAAGAAGAGGAGTATTATATGAAGAAGATTATAAACTATATGAAGAAGATTATAAACGTTCACGAAGTTGAAGGAGAAGGGTTGGTTGGATTGCTCGGTGAACGTGTTGAATTGTTTTGTATGAATTACATTTACACAGGCACACTAACCGGAGTAAATACACATGACGTTCTTCTTAAAGACGCCGCTATTGTTTATGAGACAGGACCATTTGATGTTCCTAGATATGCGGATGCACAAAAAGTTGGCAATCTCTATGTAAGATCTAATTCTATCGAGTCGTATAGAAAGACAGATAAGCGATGAATATTCGTGGTTTAAGACAAAAATGGTCTAGGTCTAGATCTTGCTATGGGTCTTTGTCTGGGTCTTTGTCTGGGTCTTGGTCTTGGTCTAGGTCTGTGTCTGGGTCTTTGTCTGGGTCTTTGTCTGGGTCTTGGTCTGTGTCTGTGTCTGGCCTCAGATCTAGATCTTGCTATGGGTCTTTGTCTGGGCCCACATCTAGGTCTTGGTCTGGATCTGGGTTTAGATTTAAGTCTGGGTCTTTGTTTAAATAAGTTAATT